GCGGTTGTAAAGTTTCAAGCAAAAGCATATAAAGAATTATTTCCCACTGAAGGTCCAGTGCGTACACGAATTGTTGGTTTACAAACTCAACAGAAAATGGAGCAAGCAAATCGTGTGCGTCACTTTATGAATTATCAAACACAAGTTCAAATGCCTGAGTATGGTCCTGAGCTCGATCGTTTGCTATTTTATGTAGCGCTTTATGGTTCTGCATTTAAGAAAACATATTGGGATGTTAGTTTACAAAGACCAAGAACTGAATATGTTAAAGCACAAGATTTTTACATTGACTACTACGCGTCGGATTTAGAAACTGCTGAGAGATTTACTCACAAGTATTCTATGTCTATGAATCAAATCAAAAAGTTTCAGATGGCTGGAACATTTGCTGATGTAGAAGTTAATGATAGTTACTTAGATGAGTCAGCTGCTCAAGAAGCTTCTGATGAAATCTTAGGTGTGACTAAACCATATGGTGATACTGACCGTGTAGAAATTTTAGAGATGCACGTTAACTTAGATTTACCAGGCTTCGAAGATCCAGATGGATTAAAACTTCCTTACATTGTTCACATGACAGATGAAGGAAAGATTCTGGCAATTCGCAGAAACTGGAATGCAGAAGATTTTAAAAAAGAAAAAAAATTATACTTCACTCATTACTACATGATTCCTGGTTTAGGTTTCTATGGTTATGGATACTTACACTTGATTGGAGGCTTAACCAAAACCGCAACATCATCTATGAGACAATTAGTAGATGCAGGTACGTTCGCAAATTTACCTGGCGGATTCAAAGCACACGGACTACGAGTGTTAGCACCAGACGAGCCTATAGCTCCTGGTGAGTGGAGAGAAGTTAATAGTCCTGCGGGTGACTTAGGTAAATCATTACAACCTTTACCATTCAAAGAACCTTCAGGAACTTTATTTAATTTAATGCAGTATGTTGTTAATGCTGCAAAAGAGTTTGCTGACTCGACCGACAACATAGTAGACCAAGCGTCAAACTATGGTCCAGTCGGTACAACAATGGCTTTGCTTGAGCAAAGTTCAAAGTTGTTCAGCGCTGTGCACAAGCGTCTGCATAACGCCCAATCCAAAGACCTGCGAATCTTAGCGAGATTAGATTTTGAGTATCTTCCTGATCTGTACCCGTATGAGGTCGCAGGTGGTGCACAGCAAGTTTTCAAAAATGATTTTAATTTAAAGTCAATTGATGTTCTTCCTGTCTCTGATCCAAACATGCCAACTGAAGCGCATCGCATAGCAAAAATTAATGCCATCATGCAGATAGCACAACAGAATCCAAATGCATATAACATGGAACAAATAGGCATGGAATTATTTTCTGCAATGGGTATTGAAGAGCCTCAAAGATATTTGAAGCAACAGCAACAACCTATCTCTGCAGACCCTGTAACGGAAAACATGGCATCTATGAAAGGTGCCCCTCTCACCCCGAGACCAGATCAAAACCATGATGCTCACATTGTATCTCATGCCTCGATGCTGCAGAATCCTGCATACAAAGGAAACCCTGTAATGATACAAACTTTATCATCTCACATTCAAGATCACTTGGCTATGAAATACCGAAATGAAGTAGCGCAAATGATTGGCGATCCTCAGATTGTACAAGCCATGATGTCAGGTCAACCACTTCCACCAGAAGTAGAAAATCAAATTGCCTTGCTTACAGCAAATGCATCAGATTCTATTATGAAGTTAGATGAAGAAAAACAAAAGATTATGTCTGGCGAAAAGAAAGATACGCAAGAACAACAGATTGAATTGCAACAACAAGATTTAGAACTACGCAAAGCAAGACTAGCCTTAGACGCAAAGAAGCATCAAGACGAAATGACATTAGAAGAATCAAAAGTAATTATCAATGATGAAAATACTGATCTCGAACGCGAGCGTAAGATGGCAAAAGATGCTATGGACATGGCAAAGCAAGGAATACAAAACGCAAAGATAATGATTAAACGAGAGGAGCTGTAATGACATTTCCTATTGTCGGATCAAATATACCAGGAGGTGCTTTTAGCATTGATAATTCCCTAAGATTTAATGATGATGATGGACCATCTTTACAAAGAACTCCATCAAGTGCAGGGAATAGAGCAGTTTGGACTTGGAGTGCTTGGTTAAAAATAAATCCTTTAGGGACTCTTAATATTTTCACTGCAGGTGGTTGGAGTGCAGGACAAGACGGAACAGGACTTGCCTTAATTAATGGTCAATTTTATTCTTATTGGAACACTCCCTCATCACCTACCATTTCATCTGCACTTTTTAGAGACCCATCAGCTTGGTATCATGTGGTTTTACAAGCGAATACATCAACTTTAAAATTATATGTAAATAGTGTTGAACGCAGTTCCAAGTCAATTAGTGGTAATGGTGCTATTAACAACACAAATGAAATGGTAATGGGTAGATACTCCAATACAACTGGTGGGTATTTTGATGGCTACATGGCAGAGGTACACTTTATAGACGGAACTGCAAAAGCACCTACAGACTTTGGTGAATTTGATGAAGATAGTGGTATATGGAAACCAATCGAATACACAGGAACGTATGGCACGAATGGTTTTTATTTAAAGTTTAACAACACAGGTAATATAGGTGAAGATAGTTCAGGTAATGATAATACATTTTCTCCAACGAATTTATCTGGACCAACAGATATTACAACAGATACACCGACTAATAACTTTGCTACTTTTAATTCATTATTTAAAAGAACATCAGTCAATCCTACTTTTTCAGAAGGAAATTGCAAAGTAGTACAAGGTGCTTCTAATGGAATAGCTTATTCAACACAAGGTGTATTTAGTGGTAAATGGTACGCAGAAATAAAAGTAGATAATGTAGGCACTGCTACTTCTTGTGGAATTTTAGAGCCATTAGCATATGACAATGGCAACCCAGACACCCAAGCAATTTATTATCAGAGTAATGGTAATAAAAATAACAAAGGCTCAGCTAGTTCTTATGGTGCGAGTTATACAACAGGTGATATTATTGGTATTGCTCTTGACGCAGATAATGGAACATTAGCATTTTATAAAAATGGTGCTTCTCAAGGAACTGCTTTTACAGGATTAGATACAAACACTACATGGCTTATTGGTTGTCATGGATATATAAATAGTGGTAGTAGTGGTCAATCTGGTAATTATGGCAACCCACCATTCTCAATCTCATCTGGCAACAGTGACGATAACGGATATGGAAACTTTGAATACGCACCACCCTCTGGCTATCTAGCACTATGTACTCAAAACCTAGCAACTGAATCACCCCCTACGATTGATGATGCAAGTCAATATTTTAATACCTTAACTTGGAGTGGAGATAATACGACAAGAAGTTTTACAGGTGTCGGATTTTCACCTGATTGGGTTTGGATTAAAAATCGTAATTCATCTGGCGGTCAAGTTGTTTATGACAGTGTTAGAGGAAATGGTAAACAACTTCAAACTCATGAAAGTGGTGCTGAACAAACAAATCCCCAATTTGGCTATGTATCATCTTTTAATTCAGATGGATTTACTTTAACGCCTGGTACTTATAGTGGCTATGAAAGTGGTAATGTTAATATGTCTGGTCGTACTTATGTTGGTTGGAATTGGAGAGGCTCAGATTCTAATGCAGTTTCTAACACTGATGGCTCAATCACATCTACAGTATCAGCTAATCAAACTGCAGGATTTAGTATTGTTACTTATACAGGAAATGGCTCTGATAATTCCACTATAGGTCATGGACTAGGCAAAGCACCTGCTATGATAATTTTAAAAGGTCGTAGTAGTGTAGAGGATTGGATGGTTTATCACAAAGATTTAACCGCAGGAAGTGAAATAAAATTAAACAGTACCTCTGCTCAAGCTGATGATGTGAACAATGCAACTTGGGGAGATAATCACCCTAGTTCAGTTGGCTCAAGTACCTTTGCGGTTGGGTATGCAGGAGATAGTAATTCAAATGGAACTACCTATGTTGCCTACTGTTTCGCAGAAATAGAAGGCTACTCTAAATTTGGCAAGTTTTCAGGCAATTCAAGTTTGGATGGTCCATTTATTCACACAGGCTTTTCTACTAAATGGGTAATGTATAAAAATATTACTAGTGCAACCGATTGGATGATACTTGATGACAAAAGAATTCACAATGCAAGTAATTCACAACTTGATTATTTAGAGCCTAATACTTATGACCCAGAGGGTGATATGAGATTAGAATTTTTAAGTAATGGATTTAAGCTTAGAGAAGACTCTGAAAGTGGTGCTAAATTTAATGTAACTGGAGAAACATATATCTACATGGCATTTGCAGAAAACCCATTTGTAACATCAGGCGGAGTACCTGTAACAGCCCGATAGGAGGGGGCACGGTATGGCTAAAGACCCAAGACTAAAGAGAGCGGGAGTAAGCGGATTTAATAAACCGAAGCGTACTCCTAATCACCCGAAGAAGTCACACGTTGTGGTGGCAAAAGAAGGCGACAAAGTTAAAACAATTAGATACGGTCAACAAGGCGTATCAGGCGCTGGTAAAAATCCAACAACTGCAAAACAAAAAGCTAGAAGAAAATCATTCAAAGCAAGGCACGCGAAAAATATATCTAAGGGTAAAATGTCTGCAGCTTACTGGGCTGATAAAAGCAAGTGGTAATGAAAGAACTTAGACTATTATTTTTTATATTGTTTGCGTTCACATTTGTAGCTGTTGCTACAGATTTAAAAGCTGAAACCAACACGGTGTCTTCAACCGTAGTTACAAACTCCACACCACCTACAGCTAATGCTCCATCCGTAATTAATTCTAACAGTGATATTTGTAAAGTTGGAGTTGGCTCTAGTGTGCAAAATAATGTTTTAGGTTTTGCTACAGGTTATGTAATAGATGATGCGCTATGTCAAAATTTAAAATTGTCTAGGTCATTGTACTCAATGGGAATGAAAGTTGCTGCAGTATCTGTACTATGCCAAGACCCTCGTGTCTTTGACGCGATGACAGATGCAGGGACTCCGTGCCCATATAATGGTGCCATAGGAACAGAAGCTCAAGATGGTTGGAAGAATAATCCAGAGAGTATTCCTGATGGAAGTAAATATAAAATAGATTACGTTGAAGCCAACAAACCAGAAACACAGGAGCTTAGTGATGCGGACAATGCTTTATTATTTAAAACTTTGTTTATTCTTACTACTGGTATCCTTATCTTCTAAAGCAGACTGCCTTCCTGACATAGAAGGACTTTGTATTCCTGGCGTTACAATCACAGAAGATACACAAGTTGACATTGTTGAAGAAGACAAAGGTACAGAAATTGTTACTACAACCACAACTACTGTAACTACCACTACTACCGCAATCACTAACGAAGATTCAGGAGACATTCTTGATGGTAATAATAGCTATGTCACTACAACTAAACAAGGCGATATGGATTACGATTGGGGTGGTGAAGGACCTGCAAATATTACTAGTGGTAACTCTTGCTATGGTCTTGGTTCCGATAAATGTGCACAGATAACAGGTGGTGGTAATTCAACATCTACTATGGGTGTGCCAGGTATGGGCACAACATTTATAAATACAATTGACATATCTGATTTAGAAATAGATAATGGTGGAAAAGTTAAATATACAATAGAGGTAGACAAACAAGATGCTCAAGATAGAATATACATGCACATTACAGGACTTAACGGAACTAGTCAAGTCTTTTCAGGTACTGACATCTTGTCTGAATCTGGAGTATCAACAGGCTACCAATCTTATAAAGGTTCTTTCGATTTCGGTGGCGTTCTAAAAACATTAAAGATTGAAATAGGCGGTAGAGATATTAATCTTGCTGTAGGTCCTGTGTTTGACGATGTGTCTGTTAATGTATTTTACAATGTTATCAATACAATTGTTGAACAACAAATTACCTCAGTGGAAGAAATAGTTTACCTTAATATTTTTGATCCTGTAGAAATAGAGTTCGCAACAGAAGTTATTGAGTTTAATGATATTACTGTAGATGAGGCAGGAGATATAGAGTTTGCTCCTATAGAATCACAGCCAGAAGAAGTATCATATGAAACTGTAGAACTAGAGATACAGGAGTTTGAATTGAATATTCCAGAACCTGAAGTTGCTAGTGTAGAAATAGAAGCTGAGATGGAATTAGAAATAGAAATGGAAGTAGCCCAGATAGAGGAAGTAGTAGATGAGCAACCAACAGAAGAAGAAGCAACAGAACCCGATAGCGAAACTACTGAGGAGCCCGTTGTGGAAGTTAAAGATAGTACCGAACAAGAAGACGTACAACAGGAAGAAGCTGAAGAGCCTAAAGAACCTGTAAAAGAACCTAGCGCCAAAGAGAAAGCGGCAACTAAAGTAGTAAAAAAGATTGATGACAAAGCTAGATACGATGAATCAAATCAAATAAAAACATTAATAGTAATGCAAATCTTAGGCAATACTAAAACATTTTTCGATACTCAATCAACAATACAAGATGCAAATGTTAATGAGTATTTGAATAAAGTAATAGATGACCCATACGGTGATTTATTTATAGCAGAGCAGGGACAAATAATGGAGGAAATAATAAATGCCCAGTATTGAGTATCAAGGAATGAAGTTTTCTGGAGGGAAATTCTTCATTATACTTTCACTGATCGGTGCCATTGTAGGTGGTGGCTGGTCTGGATATAAATTTTATGATGACTATCTTACAATGAAAGCACAAGTGCAAGAATATACAGCACCTGACTTATCAAAGTATGATGAACAACTTGCTGTTTTAAAATCAGAGCTAGACATGATCTTAGATGAGATTAACCTAGTGGCTTCAGTAGCCAGGGATTTGAAGACAGACATGAAAATGGATTTACGTCAGATGAACGGGGACATTCGGCATATTACTGAGATCGTAAATGATGTTGAAGACAGGCAGAAAGCTGACACAAGAGAGATATTTGATGAGCTTAAGATTATTGAAGATGAATTAAAACTGGAGTTAGATAAGTCTTTAAATAATCCACTGTCAGGCTTGACATCTAAAAAGTAATTACTATATAATATACATAGCTGCCGTAAGGGGCTAATTAACTTCGCTTGCAAAGGAGGTATATTATGACAAGCCTAGAACAATACAATCCATTTTGGATAGGATTTGATGACCTGTTCAGTAGAATGGACTCATTCAAGTATACATCATTCCCACCATATAACATTAAGAAAGTAGACTCTGAAAACTATGAGATCGAAATGGCTGTGGCTGGTTTTACCAAAGATGATGTGACAGTAAAGTATGCAGAAAATACTTTAACCATCACGGGTAAAAAGAAAGACAATCAAGAACCCAATCAAATAATACACAAGGGTATATCTGAAAAGAACTTTACTAAGAAGTTCCAATTGGCAGATGACTTTGTAGTTGAAGATGCAGGGTTGCAAGATGGGCTGCTTTGTGTTAAACTTAAAAAAATAATTCCTGAAGAAAAGAAGGAAAAGATTATTAACATTAAGTAATCAAACTTTCGGGGGTATCTTTCCAGGTGCCCCCTCTTTAGGTCACAGGAGAACCAATGTTAGATCAAGTTAAGAATTATAAAGAACGTATGCAAAAAGTTTTGGCAGAAGCAATTGCTGCCAATAATCAGCAACTCCTTAGTGGATCAGCTGATGACTACGCAGCCTACAGATTTCTTGTAGGTATAGGTCAGACACTAAACGATATGTCTGATAGACTAGAAACGGAGTACAAGAAATTGTACAAAGACATTGCAGGAGGTAATGATGAATAAACTACCAAAGCCGCAAGGCTACCGTATGTTACTGAAACCATGGGAACCGCCAATATCAACATCAGGTGGAATCTTATTATCTGACCAAACCAGAGAGCTAGCAAAGTTTGCTTGCGTGGTATCTCAAGTAATTGAGATGGGTCCAGAGTGTTATAAGAATATGGACAAATCAGAAA